AAACGGTCAATTTGCTTCTGTGCTTGATTTCTAAGTAATTCAGGAGTGGTTGTGTCATTCACAATTTCCTGATAGTATTCTAATGTGCCTCTTTGTGCCATATTGTTTATTCTCTTATTTTTTGAACTATTTGTTGTGCCAATTGATTTATTGATATATTATCGCTTTCAGAATATCCTAAACTTCTTTTAATTGGGTTTATAGATGATGGGTTTGAAGAAAGGAACATCATTGCGGAACCTGTAGTTCTTACTTGACCTCGAACTTGGTTTGATGTTTTATTTGTTGCCTGAGAAATGATTTCAATTAACGGTATATCTTTGGTTTGAGTACTACCATATACAGGCGATGCACTTTCATCATCACCCCCTTGAATTTGTCCTTTTCTTCCACTTGAACCACTTGTGCTTGCCCCGCGTTTACCGCGTGAACCATTTGACCCTTGAGAGCCTTCAGAGCCCTGAGAACCCTGAGAACCATTTGACCCTTGAGAGCCCTGAGAACCTTGAGAACCTTGAGAACCTTGAGAACCCTGTGACCCTTGCGAGCCCTGAGAACCTTGAGAACCTTGAGAACCTTGAGAACCCTGTGACCCTTGCGAGCCTTGAGAACCTTGTGAGCCTTGAGAACCCTGTGAGCCCTTTGAACCCTGTGACCCTTGCGAGCCTTGAGAACCCTGTGACCCTTGCGAGCCTTGAGAACCTTGTGACCCTTGAGAGCCTTGAGAACCTTGTGACCCTTGCGAGCCTTGAGAACCTTGAGAACCTTGTGAGCCGTTTGAGCCCTGTGACCCTTGCGAAGGCATTGGTGGAGGCTCACCGTGTCCTGTACCATCGTTTTTCATAGGAATAATAAACCAAGTTTGCGATTTAGGACCACCACCTCCTTGTGGAAAGGTAGAAGGAATTGGCAACGATGTTTTATCAGAAAAATCATGGTCAAACAATAATAACAAATCATATTCTTCCCCATTAATAGTCGTAGTTATCTCTTTAGATTTTGGACTTGTCGAAGCCGTGTTTGTATCCGTTAATGTTGTGACATATTCTCCTATATAGTTACCGCTCGCATCGGGTTTAATGGATGACTGAAACACGTATAATATATTATCAGAATTTATATCAAACCTGCCTAATAAAATTTGTTGTTCTTCAGGTGGTTGTGGTGGTGGATTGCCTTTTTGCTGTTGATTAAAACGCTCATTTAAATCCATAAAGAAATCATAAGCCTCTTCTTCGTAGTAAAAGCCATATGAATTTGGAATGACAACAGGATTCATAATCATTTCAAAATTTACATTTATGTCACTCGAAAAATTTATTGCTGTAAGAAATTCGTGTTGAAAAAATCCAACTAAAAACATCTTACTATTATCCTCTCTTGATAACTGTATGAGCACAGGTATTTTTTTTTCGGGTGGCAGTGCATAAAAATCCTCTAAAGCATAATACTGCGCTGCATTCCACTTACCATCTATTTGGACATTATTCAGCGTTTTACCCAAAAGTTGAGCCGCAGTTTTATATTTTAAATCAATCCCTCCAATTTTTATTACTTGACCAATATTCATATTGTACCTCCACTTTTTAAAAATTGCGATTTACTAAACCATCCTCTTTCCATTTCGAACCCATCTTGCTTGAAATCTCTAAATTGATATAATGGAACAACTTTGGTCTGCTCAGGATAAAAAGTAATCCAAACTTCGGTCTGATAAGCGATATTCGTCATATCAACTGCGGGATTATTTTCATACATATGAATACCATCACAGATTTTTGTTTCCTTAAGGATTTTTAACATTTCAACATTATTTCTAATATAAACCCACACCTCTAAATCAGGCGTGCTGTCGGATAAAAATGCGGGACTTACCTTCAACTCTTGAGGAGACAAGCCTGTTTGAAGATAAATCGCATCAAAGAATTTTGTAGGGCTTACTTTTTCGATTCCAAAAAAACTCAAATCTAATGGTCTACGTATATTCAAAATACACGGAAGTATAACCCCTTCTGTTCCCAAATTTTGTCCTTTAGTAGTTGCAAACCAATTCGCATAACTATAATTTACTGCATAATAGGAAATCGGAAAAACATCAAATCCCACTCTGTCATAAACCTTAGACAATCCTTGAAATACAATTTGAGGAACATACATATATTGATAGGTATTACCGATTTGAATCTGTTGAACTCTCCCTACTCTACTCATTGCATCGGGTAGGTTATTTTTATCATTCAACAGTGAGTAATCAAAATTGTATAAATCAGAATAAAAAACCCAATTTCCAAAAAAATTAACCAACCAATTAGCAATGTAAGAATCTGTATTTGCTGCGCAATATTCAATGAAAGTATCGAACTCGCCTAACATATTTGTTTCAGTCGCTAAAGTTCTTGGTAGTTGAAGATTCTTTTGTTCTACACGAGCATTATCTATCAATTGGTCTAAAGCATTTTTATTATTGGTGCGTTTCAAAAATGGAAGTTTGTTTAATGTTGGGTTTGCTAATAAATCCAACTCTTTTTGCTCCGCGTTCAATAGTAAAGACATTTCAACTCTTTCCAAGACATTTTCAACAGGTACATCTTGTAATAATTGCGAAGTGATTCGTATGATTTTTTGCTTTTCAGATATTTTGTTTTTCAGTTCTGTCAATGAAGCATCAAGGATAAGAGACCTTGGTTGCACCGTAAGAACCTGAGGATTGTATTCTTGGACAGCATCAGGAGCAAAATAGGGAAATTCTTCGAACAAAGGATTCGTTTGAACTCCTTCAGTGCTCGGTGAATTTTTGTAAATAATATCTGTAACCGATACACGATTTAATTTATTTATTTCTTTGATTGCTGACTCAGAGTCAATTTTGAATTTTGGATTTATAATTTTTACGTAAAAATCATTAACATTACCACCATCTTTCCCATAATATACAATATCTTCTTCTACATTATCAAATGTTGCAATGTTTTGAAAGACTTTTTGATATTGGCCTCTATATTTATTTGTGATACCGTATTTAGAACCTTCAGGGTCTTTAATATTGCTAATTAAAACTCGAATTGATTCAATTTCTAAAGGCCCACTGTTTTCGTTTGATTTTTGATTATTTGCTTCTCGATTTGATTGGCGTATTTCTTCAATTTTATCAAAACCCAAAGGAGAAATTTTGTAAGCCTTGTACATTCCTTCTGAGACCTGTACAATCAAATTAGACTCTAATGCTTCACGCAAAGCATCCACTACTTCAGTAATTAATTTGTTTGTTGGAAATTTTTCCTCATACTTGTCTCGAATTTCATCATACGTAACTTTTGGCTTTCCATAATTTATAATTATTTCTAAAATACGCTGTTGATTTTCAGGTATAATGACCTTAGTTTCATTTGTTAATGTAGTTTTTGTATTTAAGTTCTCTCGCCTGATTTCTTCAATTTTATCATACCCGTCAGGTGTAAGTTCGTAACCTTTAGGACCACTTATAATCACCTTTGAATCAAGCATTTCAAGTACGGCATCCAAGACTTCATCACGCTCTTTATAAATACCAAATTCCGTAGGAAATTTTTCACTATATCGGTCTTGAATTTGATTGTAGGTAATTTGTGGTTTTGGCGAATTGACGATTATCTCTAAAATACGCTGTTGGATTTCAGGAAGAGGAATAGTTCCACCGTCGGCAAATTCCTTTTCATCAATTGGAAAATTCAAATCATCATCAGAAATATAATAGTCATCTTCCTCCAATTTGACTTCGCCTCCTTTTGCGAAAGAGACTCCTCCACCTGATTCATTTATTTTTGACAAAATTTCTTTGTTAGTCATCATTTTGCCTTGGAATTCTTTTTTAGTGTTGTCGGCTACTGCGCGTTTTGTAATAACGACTTCTCCACCTTCAACTTCTATAGGTTGATTATTATCGATGTTAATGGCTTTAATACCACCCTCTGAGTGCGGCCTACCATCGAAATAACCTCCTTTCTTCGCATCATTGGTAGCCCCTTTTTTGGTAACTACCTTACCACCCACTTCGTATTTTTTCACCGAATTTTGAGTGTGGGTGTAATGTTTATTTAAAAGGTCTTTAAATGACATATTAATACAAATTTGGTGTATTTTTCTTATAATTCAAACATATAGCCATATCTATCTCAAAGTAAATCATCATCTTGAACATATGCGGCCTTTACAGGCTTTCCAACTTTCTTTTCCATAAATTTATTTAACCTTGCAATCCCCCACGCTGTGCGAGAATTTGGGGCTCCACCGCTAATCGTTGGTCTGTGGCTTACAGAATATGCTCCCATTCCTCTTCGAACAACGGCATTCGCTGTAGCCACCGTAATTTTCTTGCTTGGATATTTCAGGTTATGTGCTGCTACTTTTGCACGGATTGTTTTTTCAGTAGCATCGCTAAACTGAATAGATTTAGCCTTTGATTTACTCGAAGCACTCCCTGCGGGATTAGTTTTACTACCCCTGATTTGTTCCTTTTTTGGTGCGGGTGTTTGCGATAAAGACTTACGACCTTTTCTCATAATGATGTAAATTGAATGTATTAAAGTGTTTTTGAGTTTCCTTTAATATCAATTATTCATTATTGATTACGCGTAAGTGATTGATTTTGATTTAGTTGTAGCGATTTGATTGATTTTATTTTACTACAATTAACCACCTTACATATTCAATGAATTTGTAATTGATATTTGTAGAGTCAAATTTATGACAAAAAAACTATGAATGGATTTTTCGACATCAAAAACCCGAATTGGTTGGGTGGGGTGAATGTTCACAACACCATTACCATTGCTTTGCTCGCTTACTTGGTTTACAAGAATCGTTAATTAACGACTTGTATCAAGTTTGTCTGAACAAACTCGGCTGAGGAGTGGGCGTAGCGGAATGTTACGCCCTTTTCTTTTCCTCCAAAAGTTGATTGATAATGTCGCGTCTTGATTCAGCAACCTTCTGAACCACTCTAAATAACAAAAACCAAGTGATATTCGACATCACCAATAATGTAGTCAAGTAGGTTTCCCAATTCATTTAAGCAATTTAGCAATAATCACTGACCATTCAATTGCTATTAAATCCCAATCGTACTTTTTTATCACTTCGTCATACTTATCAAAATTCTCCTTCTCCCCTGATTGATATTGCTTGTAGAAAAAATTCATCCATTTAGCAATCTCGGTAGGATTCAATTTGTAACGAATAGCGTTACCATCGTGAATTTGAACGCTCTTCGTCAATTCAATACACTTTCCCGACTTCAAAGGTGCCGCTATTTCCTTTTGAGACGTGTGATATCCAAATATGATTGGAAGTTTACAGCAAATGGCTTCAGTTAAAGTTAATCCCCACCCTTCTGCCGTAGACGTAGTCAAAAACACATCGAAAGAATTGTAAACATCATTCATATCGGAAAGCGTGTAGGCTCCATCAGTGTATTTTTTGTGCATCGGCATTGTATAATCCTTTTCCCAAACAAGCCCTAATTTATCTCCTACTGTGCGTAAATTCACCCCTGTTGGGTCATCATAATATGTGTGCAGATATAAACACACATTATGTCCCTTGGGTAAAGTGTCTTTAAATTCAGCAAACGCAATTAAAGCATTAGCCATATCTTTTCGTGGCTGATTCTTGTTCACCGTCCCGATGACGAACTTACCCTGAGGTATCCCTACGCGTTTCCTGCACTCTTCTTTCTGACCTGATTGTTCAAAAAAATTCTTGGTGTCAAATCCGTGAGGGATAATCTCAAGGTTTTTTAACCGTTTGATTTTTTGTATTTCATCAAAACCATATTTCGTATAAGTGATTATTTGGTCAAAATCCTTTGCGTGTTTAAACCAAGATGGGTCGGGATTGCTATCGATGGGTGTGTACAACAATAATTTAAACTGAGGATGCATCAACTTGACCTTGCTTTCCCTAATCACGGGCATCAATGACATAAATGCATCGATAACGGGCAAATCATTCATCATCCATACAAGGTCATAAGGTTTGCTCTGTAGTAATTTCAAAAACCCATCTCTATACCACTTATCACTCATATTTTTGGCAAATGATTTCGCATTATACACAGTGACATTTTTGTGGTAGTGTAGAGTTTCCTTATTACCATAGTTCGTGGCGCACACATCCACCTGAATATCATTCTTTTCGAAGAATGGGGTGAGTCTCTCAAAAAGGTTTTTCGACACATTTCCGAACCCTGTAGGACAGTCAAAATCCATATATGCTAATAGTCTTTTCATATTTAAAATAATTTTAATTGTGCTTTAATTTCTTGATATTCTGCTTGAGCCCGCGTAATTCTTGATTTGGCTATTTCTACATATTCGGGGTCAAGTTCCATTCCGATAAAATCAAAACCCTCAAGTATTGCACCTTTGCCTGTCGAACCACTTCCCATAAAAGGGTCCAATACTATTCCGTTTGGTGGCGTTATTAAACGACAGAGGTAACTCATAAGTTCAGTTGGCTTTACGGTTGGGTGATTATTGCCATCGTTCCTATCACTTTGACTCGTTTTGGCACAATAAAAGAAACGGGACGTGCTACCGTTTTCGTTTGGGAATTTTGTAACTACCTCATAACTTCCATCGTGAATTAAATTGGCAGGGAAACGCCCTAAACTTGATGATTGTGCTACTCTACATCCATCAATATTTATTGCACCCGTCCCGTATTTAAGGACATTTTCAGCAACGGATTTTTCAGACAAGGGTTTACGAGCAAGACATATAGGTTCGTTGGCGGGTTTTAATGCAGTCCCCCAACCTTCCCATTTATTATTGATATTTTGCTCTGTATTATCATTAGGTATTTCGGAAGAAAACATCCTGCCTTTATGATAATCTACTTGACCTGTTGGTTTGTAGTTTTCGCCCATACGAACCTCTCTTAATGCTTTAGGATTTGATTTACCTGTGAGCGTTAAAGCATCCACAGCCTTTCCAATATTATGAGATTTTGGAAATCCACTTCCATATAGCCACATAATTTGGTCGCGTATTTCAAAACCTGCATCCTCTATATTTACAACCATCCTATGATAAGTTCGAGTACCGCCAAATGACAACAAGTAACCTCCGTGCTTTAATACTCGATACACTTCTCGCCATAACTCAACTGTAGGAACATCATAATCCCATTTCTTATTCATAAAAGACAAACCATACGGAGGGTCTGTTACAATACTGTCTACGCTATTCTTGGGTAGCGTTTTTAACAAGTCAAGATTGTTACCTTGTAATATTTGCATATACCAACAATCGTTTTATCGATTGACAATTAAGGTACTTTCCTTTTCGGTTGAAATGTTTGCATTTTCAATCACAAACTTTTGATTCTGCACTTCACAAGTTTGAATGTAAACCACTTTATCATTTTCAACACCAATTAACGCTCTCGAGCAGTGTGTAGAACAATGTTCGTAAAGAGGGACCAATGTGCCCAATTGATTGTTTGGAATCAACTGAGGGCCGCATTTATGACATTTTACCATAAAACCATCCTTTTGTAACATTTTGGCTTTTTTTACCACATTGTACTCGACAAGACTGTAGGTGTGTGAAATCTGAATTGGTGCGGGGGCTTTTTTTTCTTCGCTCATAATTATATTTTCTAAAATATTTTTTTAAAATTGTTTATTCCATTGAATTCATTGCTGATTCCAATATTATAGTATTGTTTTTACCTAATTCTACGGGTACACTGTAAGATTTTATCAAAGAAATATGAAAAAATTCAGGATACATTTTGGAAAAGGTTGAAATAAACATACTCGCTTCTGCCAATGAAAGTTTCTTGGCAAATTCAGACTGTTTAGTACCATTATACCAACCATCCTTTAATGAGTATTCATACAAATATTCAAATGGACTGCTCTCCTTTCTTAAGGGGTCCTTGCTATGTATTTCAACGGCATAAATTTTGGGGTCTCTGAATTTCATAAAAAAATCATAAATACGATTAGTGATGAATAAAAAATGATGGTCACAGGCATTTTCCAAAGGAAAAGATGAAAACTTGCGTAATCTACATTCTCTTTCCAAATCCTTAAAAGTGCATTACTAAAATCCTCATTCTCAAACTGTCTTTTTTTGGCCAAATAAATAAATCTTAGGACCCACATTGTTGAAATTGTCAGTGTTGCAGGAAACTCAAACAATTTTACCAACCAATCAAATATAGATGGTTGGATTCTTTTTTCTTGATTGTTCATATTATTGGTTATAGGGGGTTAAATATTTCTCTTCAGTTGGAACTCCACCCCATTTCTGTAAATAACGGGTTTTGTTTTGTTCAAAATTTTTATTGAGTTGTGGGTCTTTACGAATACTCAATGATTGGTTGTACACTTCAGGGTTTAGCAACTCTGTTTGCTCGATAAATACGCCTTTGAGTTTGCATCGGTACAAGTAATCACTATCTTCAAAATAGGCTCCTACAAAATCTTCATCAAATGGTCCTATGTATTTGTATGTTTCATAAGAAATGATAAACACTGAGAAGTTTTTATATCCTGTGTATATTCCCGCTCCTGTAATATCAATGAAGTCTTCAAGGTCGTCAGCATATTTTTCACAAACGATATCATCGTTCATTATTGCTACGTGAGTGTATCCCTGAGAAAACGCCATTTTACAAATTAGGTTCCAAGATGCAGCAACTCCTAAATTTTGCTTTTGAACCATAATTTTCATTCCCTGAGAAACCCTATTGATTTTTTGATTTCCATTATCCACGATAAAAATGTGCCTACCGTAAAAAGTGTCTTTGTAGGTCTCAAGGGCTTTATTTAAAAGTTCCGCTTGGTTTATTGTTGGGATACCCAAACAAAGGGTGCTAAATTCGTCCATTTTACTTGTTTTTAGGTGGTGCTATTAACATATTGTCATCATATCGGGAAATCCAATTCACGGGGCTCTCTATGGTGTCAAAATACTTCTTTAGTAGATAATACCGTCCATACATTTCACGACGCTTTTTCATTTCAACCTTCTTATCGTTGAAATTCAATTTGTCATAAAATTTCGCATAGCCTTCATCCATATTTTCGCGCAAAATTTCACCGTCAGCAAATTCACTCGCTTGCTCAGTCCATTTTTCATTGACTTTTATCAGATTGTACTTTGTAACGAAATCCCACATTATGTTGTCAAAGTCTCCAATGTATTTGTTTTCATTTTTGATTTTATTGATAAACCAAACGATATAATCCCTACGCTGTTTAACACTTTCTTCATAGGTTAAAACCGTCTTTTCTGAGGCTTGTAAACGAGCCTCCAACTTTTTTCGTTGAAGCACTTCGTTAATCATTTCTTCTGACTTAGCACCATAGGCATTCAAGATACGACTGATGTACAGAGGCGAAAACGCCCCATAAGGTTCTACAGTAACTCCAAGTTTGCCTTGCAGGGACCAATTGATTGCTATATCAATGTCCTTCAGGGTAAATTTTGGATAATTCGTTTTGATGAACTGTACGTTTATTTTCAGTTCCTCCTCACTCATCTCCTTACTAAGACCCAACATTATGCGCCACTTCGTTACCATCCCAATTAATTTGGTCAAGTCCTCCGTGGTTGTGTAGTTTCCAATTTGCTTCCCGTAGGCTGCAAGCACTACTTCCTTTTCAACACTATTCCGAGTCCATACCGCTAAGTTCGCTTGCGACTTTGTTAGCGACAGCGATTGTTCTTGCGATGTTACTTTGGTTAGTGATTTGTTCGTTTTGGGGTCGTTCATTTAAATAAGAATTGAATTTGGTTCCGAATAAAGTTATGGGTCTTAGGTAGTCTTCCTGAGGGGTATTTAGCCATTTGCTGACTTTTATATCTATCACCTTTTTAAAATCATTCAGTGAGTATCCTTCTGAAATACGCGCGTTGATGCATCTTTTTGCCTCTTTTGCTTCTACTGAAAAATTCTTGTTTGCTTTTTCATTCAAGTACAAAATAATCTGAATGGTAGTTTCGGTATGTTTTGCTGTCGGCATTGATTTTGATTCTTGAGTGACTTTTGAAATTTCTTTTGTTTTCACAGCGGCTTTTCCCACACTGACCGTGATTCCGTTGGAGTCACTACTGTATTGACACTCCACTTCCAATTCTTTCAACACATCTATTCCCCATTTAATAATCCTGAAAACGTGGGTTTTAGAAATGCGCACCTTTTGACCAATCTTCGACAAGGAAATTGGTTCATCAAGATTTGCAAATACAACCACCCACACCAACATATGATGCTCACCTTTACTAACTACCCTTTTAAAAAAGTCTTTAATTTTCAAAATGGTCTTCGATTATTTCATCGGTTGAAACTTCTAAGGCTTTTGCTAAAGTTCGCGCTGTGCTTACTTTGTAATCAGTCAATTTACCATTCACCATCGTACTTATACGGTATAATTGTATAGCCTTTCCCGTTTTTTGTTGAACAAGGTTGTATAATTCCTGTTGCGTCATCCCTTTTAGAATGAGTAATTTTGCCAATTTAGTGATTGCCATTTTCAATTTTTTAACACATACCCTTTACGGTTTCCATCCTTCACATATTCAATCGCGTGACCCTTTTTCTTCAAAGTTGAAATAACAGCCGATAGTTTTTTGATTTTATAGTACTTCGCCATTTCCTCATCACACATAAGTCCATTCTTTAAATGAGTAAGCACAATTAAATTTTGATTGTGTGTTATCGGTTCAGTGTAAGCCCCAATACCTAATTCAGTCTCGGGGTCATATTCATCATCATCTTCATCAAATAAATCTTGTTCGTTTTTACGTTTTCTTTTTTCAGAGGCCAATTCCATAATAACCCTGATTAATCCAATGACCAACAGCGCACTGATGATAGTCAAAAATGGTTGAGATGTTAGTGTATTCATATTTGTATTTATTCATATTTTAATCCACACAGGCTACACACACCGTCTTCATCCTCTAATTCTTCGCTAATGTCACAGTCGCAAAACTTTTCACTGTCGTGGCTGTGAAACATTTCTTCATAATGGTCCT